TCTTCGCTTTTAGTAACCACTCTATTCCGCACCAGCCTCGCCCCACCGAAGAACGCGCATCCCGACGCCAGTTCCACCAGATACCCGAGTTCGTTGAATCCCCAGGCCTTCGTAGCGCGGGACCAAGTTGGATCACCAGTGCCCTCATCCAGGATCAAAGAAGAAGTAAGGTTCGCTAGCATGGTGCGGCCAGCAGGAGGTAGCACAGGCCCGCCACCGCCACCACCAGCCCGCAGCAGGTGAGGAATCCACGGATTCATGCGATGACCGTCCACTCATTGGTGCCGATACGGACGATTCCTTTGCTGCCGTATTGCGCCGGCGTAGCAAGGTCGCCACGAAGCGTTACGCCTGCGCCGGCTGCGAAGGTCACAGCGCCAACGCCTTTGCGGCATACGGCGATGGTGACCGCTCCGGTCCAGCCTGCAGTTGCGTCAGATGGCACGGTTAGAGCGATGGCTGCACCTGAGTCGCAAATGAGGTACTTACCTCCATCGAAGAACGATAGTGTGCGCGACGCTGTTACAGCGTCAGACCCACCACCTGTCATACCAACATTGCGACCCTGACTATCGAGTATCGACTGAACAATCCCGTCGTCACCAATCACTACACGTAGTCCAGCGTTCTCTAGGTCTTCAAATCTTGGCATGGTAATAAATCCTATTTGTTTACAGCTGGGATGATGATCTGATGCCCAGAAGCCCAGTACACTATGAGCAGGCCCGCGACTGTCAGTAGTCCGAAAATTGTTTTCTCTCCAAGCTTTGCGAGCATCGAATCCCAGAATGCAGCGCAGAGCTTGGCTCGCTTCAACCGCGCTTCATGGTCGAGTCGATGCAGCACAGGATCTCCGTCGACAAAGGCCTCGTGGGCCATCTTGAGGAGCTTTTGCTGGAACGCTTCTTCCTGCGAGATGTGATGCTCGAGTCCTGGCTTCAGCTCAGCCAACACCATGAGTTCCTGGCGCAGGTGTGAGACTTCCTGGAGCAGCGTGTTGAGGACTTCGAGATGTGGGTCGTCCCCTCTTCGCCCAAGAGATACGTTGGAACTCATCGGGCTAAAGCCTCCATCAGATCCCCCCATACGCGACGGAGCGCGCTTTGTGTTTATACCGCTCGATCTCGCTTGTGGCGAAGCGACAGTAACCTTCGAACAGCGCTTTGCAGGCGTCGGACTTCATCTTATCGAAGGCATCAGAATCTTGTTTCATGTAAGCGCGGTACTCCATCCAGTGGAGCAGCGCCAGGTGGTGTTCTTCGTCGACGTCGGTCAGCTCGTCGGTGTCGTTGACCAGGGTGTTCAGCGGTAGGCGACGGATGATCAGGTCGACGGTGTCGTCGGCAGCCGGCACGTTGATCCAGCGGATCTTGTTGCGCTCCATGCCGATGACGCCGCTGTGCACGTCGCCTGTGCGGCTATCGAGCAACAACGAGTACGGTCGTCCGTAGTCTGTACCGACCGTCTTGCCGAGGTCTGTGTAGTTGACCAGCTGGATACCCCCGTTGTCGCTGCGCTTCTGCGCTGACAGGATGCGGAGGATTGACGGGTCGAGTGCGCCGATCGGGTCGCCAGCAACAATCTCTACCTCTGTGGCCGCTGATGTGAAATCCTGAATGCCACCGGTGAGGCGGACGAACATACGGTACGCGTCGTTCAGGTACCGCCAGGCTTCGTTCCGACTCCACAAATAAGGGAGGGCGACATCAACGACGTCCTCGCGGAATGTGTCGATGATCTCCCCTGCGTTCACGCGCCGCTCTGCCGGTAAGCTGTCCAGAACTCATCGACCTCGCCGCGGTCCAGCTCGGCAAGTCCGGTGCGCCGCTTCATGACGACGAGTGACGGCGTGCCCTGGGCTGTGAAGTCCTTGGCGTCGTTGCGCTGCAGGATGTCCTTGAACGCCTTGTAGATCGTGTCCATGCGCGCCGACTCTTCGAGGACTGGTACGACATCTGGTACGTCGTCGGTCAGAACCGCTGCACCGTCGAGGCACTCACCGCCGCTGGCTATGATTTCTTCCTCGATGATGACCGGTGCTTTGAACGGTACGCCCTTCTTGACTTCGAACGACATCCCTGCTGTCGTTCGAAGTGTGAAGGTTCGGCTGAATACGTAAGTAGGCATATGAGGTAGCTCCCTGGTGCTAAAAAGGAGGGCGGCGCGAACCGCCCTCAAGACCCTGCTGGTTAGACGTTGTTGACCGTGCTGCGGTTATGGATCACGTACTGGATCCGCACCGTAGCCTTGCCGGTGGTACAGACGTCAGCGTTGGTAATGGTGATACGCAGCGGCTCGCCGAGGCTCCGGTACCCAGTCGGCGTCAGCGCGGTGCGGGCCGCGGCCTTGCGGTCAGCAGTGCTGAGATACCGGTTGGTAGAAGCCGAGTCGCCGATGATCACGGCGTAGGACGCCGTGTCGAAGGCAGTCTCAACAGTCAGCTCGCCGCTGATGATTACGGCATCGAGCGGGAGGTTGATGATGTCGAAGGCGGTAGCGACGATGTTTGTCTTGCCGAAGTCGACCCGGGTGGTGCCAGCGATGGCAGTACCGCCCGAGATAGGCACCATCTGATCGTCGAAGTTGAAGACGAAGCTGGCGTTGAGGACTTCTTGTGCGCCGCGAGTTGCAGTGAGGTTGGCCATAGTATGGGTTCCTTATTCTTGGCTGACGTAGGCCGAGATCACACCGTGATCCTGGAGTGCGCCACCCGTGTATTGCGTGGTGAACTGCGGCTTGACGAAGCCCAGAATCTTGCCGATGGAGATACCCGGCTGATTCCCGTAGTCGAACTCCTCTTCTTTCCATTCCGGATCGCCGAGGTCGGCCATGCCGAGCGCCTGTGCACCGCAGAAGAGAATCTGGCAACCTTCGATGTCGCTACCGGCACCCCACTGGCTCGTACCCGAGACGCCCAGCCTGTTGTTCGGGACGTGGCGGAATTCGTGCAGGCGGATGTTGTCGATCTTGACCGTGGCACCGGTGAAGAGCTCGTTGTCGGCACCGCGGGTCTGCGCATGACGCAGGTTGTCGCGGTAGGTCGAGTCGGCCTTCAGGCGAGAGAAAGCCAGCGGCGTCAGGAACGCGTCGTAGGTCTCTTCGCCATTGACGTCGATGCCGCGCATATACGTTTCCTTGGCATGCGCCTTGAGCTGAACGAACAGTTCCCAGGCCGGCGTGTCGGTCGTGGTGACTGCGCTGGTCGCGCCGCCGACGATGAACTTCTTGGCGGTGTTGTCCCAACGGCCAGAGCGCTGGCTGGTCGGAGCGAGCGGCAGGTTGAAGTCGAGGTTCTTCAGATCCGAGCCGACGCGCAGCGTGCCGATCGCGGAGTTCTTGTACTTGTAGTCGATGCCGGCTAGCGTCAGGAACGCCATCTGGTCGATACGGTCGGCGATCCAGTACGAGAGCTTGTCCCGGACCTGCTCGCGGAAGTTGACGACGGAGCGCTGCTCGGCCATCTTGCCTTCGTGCCGCGACGCATTGCGGATCATGTCCAGCTTGATCTCGACGTCTTGCGACTTGAGGGCTTCTTCGTTGCCTTCCAGCGTGCGGTCACCGACGACGCCGTCACCTTCGAGATCGGTCAGCAGCGTCAGGATGGCGCGCGCACCTTTCTTGGACTTGGTCAGCTCGGTGATGTTCTGGATCATCGCGTTCGGGCCTTTGCCCATGAAGCGCGTGGCGAAGGAACGGTTGCGGGCGAGTTCCCAAAATTCGCGGGACCAGGCGGTCAGCTCGTTTGCGGTGAGCAGACCAAAGTTTGTAACAGCCATGTTTGGTATTCCTGTCAGAAATGAGTATCGGATGAGTTCTGACGCACTCTCGTGGCGTCTCGCGGCTGCCGTTGTCGCGGGCAACTTGCGAAGTCATCGATCTCTGACGGGAACGAACCGGCTACCTGGGCTGGCAGCTAAGCTACTGAGATATCGTCCTCAGTCCCACGACGGGGTGCTCCGGAGGAGGTGCTCCGCTCAACGATCCGAAGGGGAGGACAGATCGTTGAGCTCGGCAGGCACTGGGGAGCGTGCGGACATAGTCTGACAGAGTTCATCAGATTACACAAGCATACAGTGTATGCTCAGCACTTACCGGGTGTCGGTGGTTTCACCGGCTTCTTTTTCATCATCGCTGCTCACCTCCTTTCGTACGAGAATCTCATATGCTCTACGAAATACCTCGGCGCTTCGAGCCCTTGCCTCTTCGGCTATTGAGCGCCTCTTCGTAGCCTTTCAGCGTGCTGTCACCGACAACGTCGTAACCTTTCACCGAGTTCTTTTTCATCATCGCTGCCCACCTACTTTCGTACGGAACTTGTTGAGCATTCCATCCTTCCATCCCTGCCGGCAGTGTTTCTGGCGGTGAGATAACGATCAACGCGGTACTTCCGTCAGCGTGCTTAATGAAGAACCTCCACTGATCACCGTTGCTGAGAGCTTCGTTGATCTTCTTCCGCTTGTGCTCAAGGATGTGGGCGATCATATCTGCGTGCTCTGACGCGTTCACGGTGGCCTTCACGCGTTGCTGTGCAGGTTGTCGCCGCGCATACGGGCGCGAGTGGCAGCGGGCAGCGCTGCATACTCTTCGCGGCTGAGCTTGTTGATGTCCGGGATCTTCGACACCAGCCCTGCCTTGTCGCTGTCGAGGCCGACGTCGCGCATGCTGCCTGGCTGCGCAGCTTGTGCTGCGAGGTTCTTCTTGACGGCGGCTGCCTTGCGCTCGCCCTGGAGCTTGGCCAGGCCCTGCGGCTCTTCAGCCTGCACTGCGGCCTTCGGGCCGAAGCGCTCGAGGATCTCTGTCGCTGCTTTCTGCAGTGCGCGAGAGGGTGAGAGCTGCTCGGTCTTCATCAAGCGACTCTGCTCGGCCAGGACGAAGTTGACCAGCGGCTCGTTGTAGTCCTCGCTGTTCGGGTTGAGCACCGAGTTGTCAGCTTCCAGCTTGGCGATGGCCAGCTCGATGCGGTCGCTCTCAAGCGTCTGGGCGGTGGCCGTCCGCGACTCGTCGCGCGCCTCGATGCGGACGATGGCCCGCTCGGCGTGGCGAATCTGCCGGAAGAGCTCGGCAGCCTTCTCGCTGTTGCCGTCGAGCAGCGCGGCACCGTACTGCGCCTCGAGGTCAACGACCCGGGCCTCGATCTTCTCGATCTCCTGAGTCTGCTGCGTAGCAACGCGCTCGGCGAGCTGAGCCTCGAGAGTAGCTGCGCGGGCCTCTGCCGCCTCGCGCGCCGCCCGCTCCTTGTTGACCGCCTGGTCGAAGCGCTCCTTCGGGATACCCTTTCCGGTGAACTTGCCCTTCTCGTCACGCGGCTGTGCCTCGGGCTCCTCGGTGACTTCCGGCTCTTCTTCCTCGATAGGGTCGTCGAGGACTACCTCTGCCTCGACTTCTGGTGCGGGTGCGTCCTCCTTGAGGAAGTCGCCGCGGGCTTCAGGCCCGGTGGTGAGGATCTCGGTTTCTGTGGTCATGCTGGCTCTTCCTTACAGGGTCGTTGTGGCGGTTTGTTGTGTGCTCTCACGGAGCGCTTGCGCACGCTGAGTTACCGCCTGCTGCTCAGCCTGCTGCTGTCTGATCTGGGCAGCCTGCGCTGCCTCCTGCTGCTTGATCTGAATGTCCTGCGCGTGCATCTCCTGCTGCATCTGGAGCTTCAGCTGCATCTCTTCGCGCTTCATCTGCATCTCTTCGCGCTTGGCCGCCAGCTCCATGTCGAGCCGCTCGCGCTCCATGGCCAGCTCGGCCTGCATCTTCTGCAGCTCGCCGTCGTTGCCGCCCTGGGCCTCGAGACCTTCCTTCTGTGCCCGAGCCATCTTCAACTGAGCGTCGGCGTTCTTGTTGGCCACATCCGCTTCCAGGCCTGCGACGGTCGCCTCGGCTTCGCGCTGCTGGAGGGCAGCGGCGGCTTGCGCCTCGGGTGACTCCTTGTCGCCCTCCATCTGCTTGAGAATCTCCGAGCGGCGCAGGAGCCGGCTGTTCTCGATGAGCACGCTGTCCGGGATGGCGATGCCGAGCTCCTTGAGCGCACGGGCCTGCTCGAACTGAGAATCCTCGAGGCTCGCGCGGAACGGGCTGGACGTGACGACGATGTCGAACTCGCCGATGGTGAGGTCGTTGGTAATGGTACCCGTCGCCGTGTCCATCTGATTCACCATAATCGACTCCTCCTGCTGCGTGAAGTCTTCGTGCGTGATGGTGATCAACCGCTCCTCGGTGTAGTACTCCTGGACGATGTCGATTACGTTGCGCGCCAGCAACCAGTCTGTCCGCTCGAGGCTGTCGAGCGCCTTGCTATGCGTGACGCTTGAGCGCTGCTGCTTGTAGGCGATCGCCTTGGCCGCAACGTCCTCGCGGTCAGCGCCCTGCATGCTGTCGGTGACGTTGCTGATGCTCTTGATGTGCTCTTCGGCCTTGTAGGTGATGCGGTCAAGACCTGACGGCACCTGGTTCGACGGAATCTTCGTGGGCGGCTGTGCTCCCTTGCGGTACTCCAGCACCAGCCCGGTCGTCGCGCCGTTCGCCTCGAGCTCCTCGACGGACATGTTGAGCAGCGAGTCCTGCTCAACCACCCAGCCGCTGTTCGCCGTCGTGTTGATGACGTGCAGTTCCTGGCTCGAGGACTTGTTGAGAATCTCCTGCGGGTCGAGGAGGTTCTCAACGACGCCGACGGTCGTGCCGTCGAAGAAGACCGGGAAGTAGGGGACGAAGGTGAAGTGCTTGTAGGGCGACCAGTCATCGTGCAGGACGATGTCGTCGGCAGTCGTCGTCCAGCGGATGCGCTTGACCCGCTTCTTCGTCGTGCTGATCGTACCGCCTGCCTTCTCGAGGACCGAAGCGATGCGCTCACGGTCCCAGCTCGTCGGTATGGGGCGCATGTCACCGGTGGCTAGGTCGACGAAGTGCTCCTGCGTGGCCAGCTTGCGGTACTGGCGCTCGATGACGCGCACGTTACGCCGCACACCCTCCTTGTCCTCGTAGCCGTAGGTGGACTGGTGCCGACCAGAGAAACTGTTGCGCACCCGCTCGATGGAGTCGTAGCCGTAGCGCGCTGACGCGTCGCGCATCTTGAGGTTCTCGGCGTCGTCTTCCGAGTAGAGGATGGCGATGTCCTGCGGAGCCATCCACTTCGTCTCGAAGACGTCGGCCCAGCTGTCGGGGTCGTACTCCGACGCGTCCGGGTCGATGATGATGTTCTTGCTGTTGGGCTGCGTGATCCGCACCTCGCCGGCCATGGTGTCGGTGAAGTCCAATCTGACGTCATAGAACCCACGACCGCAGACGAGGCCGGCGAAGAAGACGTCTGAGCGCACCCACGGTAGCTGGTTGTTCTGGCTGATCTGCATCCAGACCTTGGAGAGCGCGTCGGCAACGTCGGCACCAGCGCCGTTCTTGGGCCGGAAGAGCACCTCGGTGCGGTTCTGGATCTGGTCTCCGAGCAGGGTGCTGATTGTCGGCAGAACCTTGTTGATAGTCAGGGCAGGGCGACCTGCAGCGTCGAGCTTCGACTTGTCTGCTTCGTTCCACTGCCTGCCTTTGACGAAGGCGCGGCATTTGTCTGTCAGTCTTACGAAATCGAGGTGACCTGAATCCCTGCACTGCTCGTAGCGCACCCACTGTTCGTGGGCCAGAACGTCATTGACTGGCATCAGGCGCTTTCGGGCGGCTGCTTGCTGCCGAGAATGTCGTCCTGCTCGTCGACCAGGTCCTGCATGAGGGCAATGTGGCGCTGTCGCAGTCCCTTGGCCAGATACTCGAGCTTCGCTGCAGCGTCGTCGTGGTTGTCGCGACGACCGAAGTAAGCTGCGTAGGAGTTGCCACCGTCGCTGATCCGCAGAGCCGCTTCGTTACCGTAGTCGTTCTCTGTGAGTGAGATGGTTAGGTTGCGGAACTTGACGGTAGTCATGCGTGTGTCCTGTAAGATTTCGCGTGAGTCTAACAGAGTTCGTCAGAGTCTGGAAGCATGTCCTACTCTCCATGCTCGATGTGAAAGTCCGCCATCAGCTCGCTGATGTCGACGTCGACGCTCGAGTGCAGCAGCCGACGCAGCTCCGGCACACTCTCTGCGTCCTGTGGTTCTGTCAGCTCCCTGTCGGGTACGCAGAGATACTTACTGTCTAGCTGGCGCTTGCGCTGACGTATATTCATGCTGAGAGTGTACCAGAGTGCATAAGAGCGTGCTACGCAGACATGTGCGTAGCACCTCCGTGCGAGCCGGCCATGTGTGCCTTGAGCTTGTCCCGCCAGCTCTTCTCCACTGGTGGTCGCGCCGGTCGCGGAGGCGTGCGCGTCAGAGTGAGGCGTACTGCCCAGGCTAGGGAGTCTACGCAATTGTGGACAACGATGCCTCCCTGCACCAGGAAGTTTCTGGTTCCATCCACTTCGAAGTTATAGGTTTCGTGGTATCCGATCCGACGGACTGAGACGACCTTCACGAACTGCCTGTTTGAATCGGTCGAGGCGCGCTGCATCACGGCTAAGTCCTCGGTACTTGTTAGCACAGACTCTATCGCAGAATACCGGGCCATCTTTGATTCTGGATAGAACCTCCTTACCGCAGCATGCGCACTCGTGTCTGTGTTTGGATGCCCCTGACTCAAGACACTCTCCACAGAACATTGGTGCGTCACCTTTCCAGAGATGGTAGCTCTTCCCACACGATGCGCACTTTCGCGTGATATGTCGATTTTCATACCTGTACTTGTCCCTGCAGGCTGCTGAACAATACAGTTTTCGTCCGAAGGCGTAGCGACCAGGTACGAAGGACTGATTGCAGTGCGCGCATGTTGTTGGAGCTTCGTAAGCAGTCTCTGGATATACATTTCTGACTTTGTGAGAGCACTTTGCAGAACAGTACGCAGCGGAGTCGTTGCTAGTGACAGCCGGCGTGAACTTCTCACCGCAGACTGCGCAGGCACGCTCTCTCGACATGCACTTTCGCAATTTGCGCGGGCTGACATACTTACCCGCTTTCGCAGCCATGGCAAGCTGTCGGATAGATGCGATATGATCGAGCTGCTGTGGTGAATTGCCGAACACCACC